AGGCACTCTCTGGCATCAAGAGCGCTAGGATGGAGAAAGAGATCCAAAAGCAGAAAAAGCTTGTTGACGATTTATCAGCGGCTTACGACAAGTTATCCAAGGTGATTGATAATGCTTTTGGTTCCGACTACGTCGCAACCAACGAGAAAATGATTAAGAACCTTGAAGCTCAGCAAAAGGCATACGAAAAGCAAGCGGAGGCAGAGAGCAAGAAGGGAAAGAAGACCGACGACGATAAGGTTCGAGAATACAGGAAGGCTGCGAGAGATACGGCTGAACAGATTTTAGAGCTCCGGGAAAAGGTTGCAGAGTTCTTTGCCGGGCAGGATCTAACATCGGCTGCAGAATCTTTCGCGAGCGCTTGGCGTGAGGCGTACGCGGAGTTCGGCGATACAGCGGACGCGATCAAAGAAAAGATGGAGGACATGATTCATAATCTTATAGAGAAAGCTGCGATGGCCGGTATTGTCCAGGCGGTGCTGAAGCCGTGGTATGATGAGCTCAATCGTCTTACTCCGGAGGAGGTGGATTCAGAGAGGATCGCGGAGCTGATCGGCAATGCGTATGCTCTGATTCCGACTCTCAATGAGGGCCTCGCCATAGCTACCAGTAACCTCGAGGCTGCTGGCGTAAATATGCGCCAGGCCGCAGGAAACTTCTCCGGTATCAGCAGGGATTATGCCACGGCTACCGAGGGGGCTATCAACGGGCTCGCAGCAGGTGTCAACACCCAGAATTTCTACATCTCGCACGTTCCGGAGATTGCTCAAAATGTTGCACTCATCCTTGCGGCTTTGAACGGTAGCTTAGGGCGACCAGAGGCCCCGTCGGCGGGAGTATCCGAGCCGAAATACATGTCGTTCTTGCCCGAGATGCATAGCGACCTGCACGAAATCCGGCTAATGCTCGCAAAAGTCATCTCCCCGAACGGCGTTGCATCGAACACGCATTATGTTGCAACTCGCTAAAAAGTTGAGGATTAATAGGATTATTCAAACTTTTTATTATATTTGTATCATATGAAACCAGAATGGCAAAAATATTTAATGAGAGAGGCTTCCTCGCATCACATGTGCGAGGAAAACCGCTCCCTCCTCGCGAAAGTGGAGACCAAATCTGACGCCATAGCCTTATACAAAAAAACTATAGACTGGGCGCTGGAACAGCAGTATCCTTCCTGGCCTGTCCTTCGCCGGTTCTTCTCTGATAGCGAGTCCGACGGCCTTTTCATCGGCAAGGAATTCCATGGGGAAGTCCTGGATTTTCACCAGGTATACGTCTTCCATAATTGCAAAGGGACGATCTATACGGGACTGAACGAGGAAAGGGCGATCATCCCAATGCTCTATTTTGCCAATAATTGCGACATGACTGTAAAGTACCGGGGGCCTGAGGGCCTTGCGGTGCGTGTTCCGTTCTATATTTTCGGAGACAATACTGTTTTAGGTGAGAACTCTGAGAATATGGTGAGTCAAATATATAAATTCGATGTACGATGAATGATACCCTCTACAGCTCTCTGAAGGATATAGTGCTCCCAGTGGTGACCCTGGTCTTTGGATGGTTTGCCAAGGTTTTCCGCGACAAGCAGAAGAAAGAGCACGATATCTTGGATAACGTCGAGCAGATCATGAATATGCAAAAAAAGTATATCGAGGACCAGCAGTCCTTGATCAAGGAACTGAATGAGAAACTTCGGGAGAAAGACCAGACCATAGAGGACGCACAGAAACTGATTAAGCGTGTGGAGGCAAAATTGGACCGGAAGGAACGTTCGATTCGGCAGGCGAATAAGTGTAAGTACACCAATGAGGAAGGAGGCTGCCCCGTACTGCGTTACGACGAAGAACATGACATAGACATAAACGAATGTGCGACATGCCAACTTAAAATCATACCAAAATGATTAACGTTAGAATACAAATAGGCTCAGGACCGGTAAGGGATACCACTTACTATGGTCTTGTTTATCTCGATTCGGATAAACGCGTCGGGGTACCCAGCAAGGACTATGAGTCTACGTCATACCCCGAAGAGGAAGGGGAGCACATAAATCCGAAAACCGTCGATGCTCCTTTTGATTACAAGGTGAAGTTCTTTATCCAGGCCGATTCCGTAAAGAATGCGAATAAGAAGATATCCGAGTTCAACGCGCAGCTTTTTACGAGGGTTCTGGACGAGAATGAGCAGCCTACGGATGTCAAGAGCTATAAGCAGGTAGTTTTCTATAACGACTTCAAGAGACACACGATTGTCGGGTATCCGAAGCCTATCCCGGAGGCGACTGACTTTTGGCGGGATCCAAACAATCAGGTGAACGATGTCGTAATTGTCGAATTTCTTATAAGGGTAAACAAACCAAGCCTTTGTAATTTTGACCTATGATACCGCAGATAAAAGAAATAAACTTCGGCCCGGGGACTGGGAACGCATATGCGACCTTGCATCAAGCCACGGTCTCTTTGCAGGATATGGGAGACCGTCTTATCAATGCTCAGGTAAAGATTGACGGGGATGTCGTTCCTTCCTTTGACGGGTGGGAGCTGGAGTTCAAGGGGGAGAGGTTTATCCTCCCCGTAAAAGAGCCGCAGGCTTCCAAGGACAACTCTTCCCGAAACTCTATAGTGGACCTCACTTTCCATTCGTGGGCCGTCTATCAGATGAAGCGCTATTACTTCATGGAGATGACGTCGATCGGAGCCGGTGTGTCCATCGCGGATAAGTATGAGGCTTCCATAAATTTGTCCGTGTCCGATTTCGTCGTACTTTTCAACAAAGTGCTGGACTACTATTTCGGAGGTAAGATCCGGATGAATCTTTATAGGTCCTCTCAGACGGAGTACAGCTCCGAGCCGGTATTTTTCCAGATAAATAACATGTTCATCTGGGAGGTCTTGCAGAAGTTTTTTGAGATATATGGCTACCGCTGGTCTTTAGATTACGATGCGACCCAGGATATATACTACATAAAGGTAAATTATCCTGCAGAGGTTGTTGACGACCATGATTTCATGTACGGCTACGCGGGTGGTCTTACCCGTTTTGAGAGACAGGTGCAGGATTATGATATCCAGAATGTCCTCTTGGGGCGAGGCGGTGAGAAAAACCTCCCGTTCAGATACTTCAAGCTGGCGGACCCGAACAACACGGCGTGGGAGGAAGACCCTGACGCGATACCAGAGCTGGCGAACGTTTATTTCGAGAATCTCCGTGACGCAAATTTCCGTTGGTATGTTCGAGGATGGATGCATAATCCCAATAGGGATACGAGTGGCGATGAAGCATGGGACCCGGGACATGTATTCCCTACCTATTCCGTCATTCCTGCAGAATATCAGGATGCATACAACAAGGGTGCTACTGATACGCGTTTCGACCCTGTGGAATACGTCAAGGATGAATTATCTATAAGCAAGTATGGCGAGAGATGGGGTATGCTCGATGACAACGACGAGATTTATCCTACCATACAAGGCGTGGAAGTGGGTGGCCATAGGATAGACGAGACTCTCGCGGTCTCCGAGATTATCACCGATAACATCGAAGAAGCCGCCGTCCGGTCTTCAGAGGTGTATAACATCGAGGGAATTTCCGAGGCTAAAGCGGTCAATCCTGGTAGTAACGAAATTGTTATCCGGGGACGTGATTTTTCGGTTCCAGCTGGCCAGACCGTAAACGTAAGTATCGTTGGTTCGTATATTGGATATGCGACTGCTCGGCGAGAGGGTCCTATGCCTCCAGCCAGGGGGGAATGGAGAAGTGTATCTAAGGATGACGTGTGTCAAAACTTCATATACATAGATGCGCCACACTCTCGATTGGTGATAAAGAGGAAGTCTGATGACACGGAAGTGTCTGCAGTAGCCCTCACGCAGGGAGAGTATTATTACGAATTATCCCTCAGGGTTGTAGTGACAGATAACAACCACTACCGATACATGTCGGGAATCAGCGGGTTGAAGATGGTTTCAGCGGTTGAAAACCCTAATGCTTGGAAGCCTACTTTCGATATCTGGGTAGGAAATATCTGGGGAAGTAGCCAGGGAAACTTGGAATCAGACGAGGACTATTCCAGAAGGGTGTGGACAAAAATCTTGGGCGATAGGACCGGAAAGGAAGCCAAGGTGGTATTCTCCGACGGCTTCATGTCCATCTCTCAGGACTACGAGTTTGTCATAGCGGATTATCCGGTCGTGGATAGGTCAAGGACTAAGGACGGCGTGCACTCCGAATGGAGGATAACGATGTATAAGTCCGATGCCGAATACAAGTCTACCGGATTGTATATACCGAACTCGACGACCGGAGGAAAACCGGTGGCGGGAGACCATTTCTACTTTGTCGGAATAGACATGCCGTTCATGTATGTGTCGTTAGCCGAGGAAAGGGTTTCGGAAAGCAAGACTGACGCTCTGGAGGAGACAAAAGAAGTGAAGCCTACATGGGTGATCAATCTTGACAAGGTCAGGATAAACACTCTTGAAGCGTCTGACCAGGGACGTCTTTTGATAGACCGTCTTTCGACAGGCACGATGATACGTATAAAGGACAAGAGGTTCACGGCTAACCAGGCCCTTGCTCTTTACGTCAAGTCCTTGACTTATACATGGAACAATCTCTCGAAGAACGATGCAGGCATAAATCCGGCGATAGAAGTTGTCCTCACGGACAAGGTTGCGGCGGTATTGAGTCCTCTACAGCAAGTACAGGGCGAGATATCCGCGATGAGAACCAGTTATGTCAAGACTGCAGACCTGGAGGCGACCATCAGGGCCGTAACCGCTCCAATGTTTTTGAAAAAGACTGGCGAGATAGAGAATTCTGAATCCCCTACTCATTTTGCAGGACTGCTCTCCAGCAAGAACTTCGCGCAGGGCGAGTTCGGAGGCACCGGCTGGGGGCATTATATCGACCCGGAAGGTGCATCCGTGCTGGAGGTGGACAAGATTATCGCCCGTCAGGAACTGCGTGTTAACAGTCTTGTTACTAATCAGGTGTCATATGAAGGCGGCAGGCAGGTCATATCTGCAGCCTCGATTGAGTGTAACCGTGTCATCGACGACGACTCCGGATATATCTGTTATTTCGACCAGAAGCAGGGTTCGCTCTCCAATCTTTTTGTTGTGGGGGATTATGCCTTAAGCCAGGTATTCGACCCGGACAATGTTGAGATAAAGTATTACAAGAGAAGGGTGACCGAAGTAGCTGACAGCTATATAGTTCTATCCAAGTCTGATTACGACGGCCTGGGCGTCCCGGAAGATGGTGACGTCATAGTCCAGTATGGACACGTGTCAGACCCTAACAGGCAGTACGTGATAGTCAGGGATGTGATAGGCGGTGGCAACGAAAGAATGTTGTCAGGACTGAACTCCGCCTCAGCGACCGGCGTGGAGTATTATTTCGCAGGAAAGCAGAACAATGGAGCGTCTCGCTGGTTTGTAGGTGACGCGCAGGGCGAACACGCGGAATATATCAACGGAACGCTGAATATCACGGGCCGAATCTCGGCTCAGTCCGTTCTGCAGAACAGCGACGGCACTTGGCATACCCTTTCTTCGTATCTGGACGACATAGAGGATGCTATTGAGGAGCAGAGCGGAGATATCGCCGACTTGGATTATCTAAAAAGGGCGCTTCTGGATGGGACCACGATCATCGAGGGCGGTTTGGTGTTGTCGAGTCTCATACAGCTGGGTAGCGGTACTCCATTCGTGGTTTACTCCGGCATAAACGGAGTGCGGGATGCAAGCAAGAGGGGTGGAGGAGTTGCTGCCTGGTATGGCGGTCCTATGGTGGACCATCAGGCATCGCCGGCAGAGGTTGACTACGCCAAGTCCTTGTTCCGATTTGACGGCTCAGGTTATTTCGCGGGTGGCAACATCTCCTGGAATGCTGACGGAAGCGGCCAGATCCCTGGTATCTCGTGGTCCAACGGTCGTGTCGTGCTGGATTCCAACATTTACCTCAGCGGCGGAGACCAGAGAGTGGTGCAGCTTGCAGATGCTGTGACACAGATTCTTTCCTGGTTCGAGTATGATTCAACCAATAATGCCATCCATGTAAAAGGACATTACGGGTTTTACGGCGACTCGTTCGTGAGCGCCGGCGGGCTCTCAAGCACTCATAGCGGCGGAGGCACCGGAGACATAACGGTCTTTACGTCCGACGCTTTGGGAGGCTCTTTCTTAGATAACACCGGTTCCGTATTCAACGCCTACACCGTCAATGCCCTGCACGGCAGGATAGCAGCTCTGGAGAACTCTACGCCTAACGTGGCATGGGGTACTCTCGGTGCGGACTACTCACCTCTTACCATCAACGGTGTCACGAGGAATCTTCTCACGACGCACCAGGCTATCTATCCTCTGACGATAAAGGTAGCCGGGACTACGAGGACCATATACAACCCGTCCTCGGCTGCGGCGAATTGGAACTTCGTGGCCGGCACGGGCATTACGCTGACGGGAGCGTCAGGACAGGTGACTATCGCCATCGCGTCAGGCTATGCTACGCAGACGTGGGTCAATACGAACTTCTACACCAAGACTCAGGTCGATAACATGGTAACGGCGATCCCGAAATTCAAGGTCGAGGTCGTGCAGACCCTTCCGGCCGTGGGAGACTCCGCTACGGTATATCTCGTACCTACGCAGAACGATCCTCAGAACCTTTACACGGAATACATCTACGTTGACAATGCATGGGAGCAGCTGGGTACGCAGGGAACCGACCTTACCGGCTACGTGAACACCCTGACGAACTCGGGCAGCGGAAACTATGTGACAGGCATTACCAAGAGCGGCAACACCCTTACCGTGACCTACGGAACACTGCCTACTACGATAGCGCTTGCGAACGTGAACGATGCCGACGACCTGAAAGCGATCGAGGCCCTGACGGGTACATCCGGTCTGCTGAAAAAGACGGCTGCAAACACCTGGACCCTCGACACGACGGCATATCTGTCGTCGCACCAGACCGTGACGCTTGCTCCTGGAACCAACAACGGAACCCTCAAGCTGACCACGGCTGCGGGAGTCGTTGACAATATCGCCGTGAAGGGTCTCGGGACTAACGCCTTCTCGTCCGAGGAGTATCTGCCGCTGACGGCTGGATCGTCGAAAGAGCTGACCGGCGACCTCTATACAAGTAAGTGGATAACGGCCAGACCTGCTGTAACCGAAACGGAGACGAACTATCAGGCGGATTTCAGAATAAATCTGAGAGACCCTAACAATGCCTCGACCTATATGTTTTTTGGACGAGCCGCCAAGAACAAGGCAACTAATGTCATGACATACTACACGTATCTCACCGGAGGTTTCTTTACTTGCCAGTACACTCAGACACCTGCCGGAACTCAGGGATACAGATACTTCACCGTCGGCTCAAGTGTGGCAAAGGCTAATGCCAACTCAGGCTGCGGTGCGATAAGGCTCTACGGTCTGACGAATGCGGATAGTGAAAGGGCTTACATGGTTACGCTCCGTCCTGCAGTCATCACCTCCGCAAAGACGATCGTTATCCCGGACAAGGCAGGAACGATAGCCCTGACGACCGACAACGTGGCTTCCGCTACGGTCCTCGCAACCGCAAGGAACATCAACGGAACGGCCTTCGACGGCTCCGCCGATATCACCACGGCATTGTGGGGAACGGCGAGGAACATCACCATAAGCGATTCCGACAACACCAACACGGGAACGGCGGTCAGCGTCAACGGAAGCGCGAACGTCAACCTTCTACTCCCTGCAACGATAAAGGCTACCCTTAGTGGCAACGCATCGACGGCCACGACATTGGCTACCAGCAGGAGTATCTGGGGGCAGTCATTCGACGGCTCGGCAGACATTACCGGAGCTATGAGCGATGTCACCTCCATAGATTCCCTGCTCTACCTCGACACGACCAACTCCCGTATCGGAATCGGTCAGTCCAGTCCTGCATACAAGCTCGACGTGGCTGGCACGTTCAGGGCGACCGGTAATTCCCAGATAAGCGGAGCCCTCGGCGTGACGGGACTTGCGACATTCGGCAGCAATGTCAGGCTGTCAGGGCATTCTCTCTATTTTGACTCTTCACACAGCAAGTATGCGGTGTACGACACTACGGAGGGCGGACTTCATTTCAATTGCGGTATCTACACTGACTCATGGTCTTCCGCCGGCGGCGTATCCACTACGTCAGATATCAGGATGAAGACCGATTTCGTCAAGGTAGGGCTGACCTTGGCAGACATAGCCAAGGCTCCTGCAGTTGAGTTCGCATGGAAGGACGGACGCGGAAGGAGTGCCGGCTCAATCGCCCAGTATTGGGAAAAACACCTGCCGTACAACGTCCACGGAGACGAGAAGAAATCAATGGAATACGGCAATATTGCCCTCCTGTCTGCAATCACCATAGCGAAAGTCGTGGAATCCCAGGAAGCTAAGATAGAGCGGCTGGAGAAACGCGTCGAAGAACTTGAATCGGAAGTACAACTCTTAAAACAATAGACTATGCCTTACAATCCGCTTTCAAAGATAGTGACATCTCCGGTCAGCATCGGGGATGTTCAGCAGGCTATGAGCGATTATCGCTACAACGACATTGGCAATCTCTGTACGAGCGACAAGATCAATCACATGGCCAAGTACCATCCTCTCAAGCCTACGGGCTTCCCTAGGCATCACCTTACCCCTTATGAGCGGGAGCAGAGGAACTACGGATGGTCGGATACTTATGTGGAGGGGGTTGCCCTCCTTCTTGACCCTTGGCCGCAATCACTTTCGAATCTTCCCCAGTTTGAACTGAAACGGAAGGACGATTCCCGTCCTTGGATATATTACAACCTGTGGGACTTCGCAGAGGACGCTCAGTATGGCTATTATCATAGCGCCCCGAAGCAAATACTCTATAGTTGCGAAGGTACCGCACTAGCAAATGATGTCGTAAACCCTGCGAGCGGAGGAGCGAGGTTCATGATATTGCAGGATCTGGTCGATTCGGCGATCAGCGGAAAACTCCTTTCCTGGAACAACAGGACCCTCGTAGATTCGGGGCTTCATAGGGTTATATCTGCAGACCAGAAGGAGTGTTCAATCTATCCGGAAGACCTGGTGTTCCATTCTCCGGGGACGGGGTTCGACCACTATATATACGACCATAATAGTTATCTGTGCGTCGTAATCCAGGATCTCAATCGTATAGGCGAACAGGGGTCTTACCAGATACTCGACGCAGCAAGGGCACTGGGATATCCGAGCACTCTCGAAGAGGCTCAGGAAATGCTCTTTGTAGATCTTTCTAACGCATTTGTGCAATATTCCAACCACAACTATGTGGCCATCCTCTGCGTACATGCAAGAGACCAGATATTACAGGGTAATGAGATCACCTACAAGGATATCTTCATCCCTATCCAGGGCTCTGCAGAACACCCTACGGTTATACCGTTCACCGATATCCTCCCACGGGAAGGTTACGACTATCAGGCAGTAGGGTTCTCGCCGGTTATGACCCCTCCAGCGCCGGGCCTCATAGTAGTCTTCCGTTCAAATCTTACCGTCACGTCCCGAGACAGTGACGTGTATATCAGGATGAGGGTCAAGAACCATACGGGAGTCCCTTCCGGGGCTGACGCTGAGACGAGTTTGAAGTGGAAGCTCAACATTAGGTTCAGGGGCAACCTCTATGACAAGAACGGGTATAACTATTACGTGGACGAGACATATTCGCTCCCGTTCGAAGATTATTATCCGACAACCCAACAGTTCTTGTCCCTTCCTGACGGGCAGCTTGTCCCCGTAACCTTCAAGATACCGAGCGACAGAAAGCTGTTCAGGACAAGGACTATCACGGACCCGTTGGACCCTCGGTATGGAACGCGCATCGTTCCTGTTAGCGGAACCCTCAATGTAATCTCATGCGAAGTGACGTTCAATGGTGCCGTCCTTAACGAGATGCCCGACCAGCCGAGTATGTCGGTAACGGTGAATGATCCTTCAAACGAGAACGAAGGACATGTATAGGGATTTGCTATTTAGGTACAAAAAACATATATTTGTAAAAATTCCTAATCTGTTATGAAAAAGAGTGAAATAAGGGTCGCGCTTGACGCGTTGAAAAGGCTTAAGCTCCCCAAGATTGAGGACAAGGAGATGAGGAACAATATCATCTCGATTCATTTCTTTCTTCTTAAAGCTCAGAAAGAACTCGATTCTGCCGTTGCGGACGCCGAGAACGTTTATCTGGCTCCTTACAAGGACGAGCTCAGGGAGATCTCCGAGCTGCAGCAGAAGGCTCTGGTTGCTAAGAGCCAGGATGAGGCGATGGATTATCGCCGCAGGGTCCAGGAGCATGAAGAGTGCAACAGGGCTGTCGCATCGTACAATGCGGAAGTGACGAAAATCCTTGCAGAGGAGATAGAACTTCCTGCCAAGATTAATCATGACAGCTTCGTAAAGAATATGGAAACCCAGGATATGGGACTCGATATTCAGGAAGCTCTCTACCCTTTATTCGAGTAAGCTATGCCTAAATTTATACTGTTGGACCCAGGTCATGGACAGGAAACCCCCGGTAAGAGGTCTCCTGTCTGGCCTGACGGCTCCATTCTCTATGAGTACGAATTCAATCGGGATATCTGTTCCCGAATCAGTTCTGCATTGTTCCGGGAAGGGCTGGGCACGAAGGTGTATAACCTTGTTCCGGAACTGGACGACATTTCTTTGGCTGAAAGGGTTCGTAGGGCCCGCAGATGGTGTGCCAGCCTGGGAAGCGACGCGCTATTGATAAGCGTGCATGCAAACGCGGGCGGGGGAACCGGATTTGAAGTCTTTACCACTCCGGGGGAAGATCATTCGGACCTATATGCCTCCCAGTTCTCAGAAATGCTGAAAGCCTCTTTCCCTGACATTAAATTCAGGGCTGACGTAGGTGATAACGACCCCGATAAGGAGGCGAACTTCTATATCATCAAGAATGCCCCATGCCCAGCCATGCTCGTGGAGAACCTGTTCATGGACAACGAGGCGGATTGCCACAAGCTGCTGGATCCTGGTTTCAGGGACAAGCTGGCCGGGGTATATGTCGAATTCATTAAAAAGGTTTTGTCGTGAAAAAAGAAATCAAACGAGGGATAGTCGTCACGCTCGGCTTCCTCCTCATCTTGCTGGCTATTAATCTTCTTTTCTCGTGCTCTCCGAAGATTGTGGAGAAGATCGAGACCAAGGTGGAGTATCGTGATTCTATTCGCGTCGAGGTCCGGGAGAGGATAGTCCATGACACAGTGAAGGTGCAAGTGCCTGTGGAGATTGAGAAGGTCGTAACCCCTTCGGACTCTTCGCACATTGAGACATCCTTCGCGGTTAGCGAGGCTGTAATGAAAGACGGCATGTTGCATCATTCAATTTGGAACAAGCCCCAGGCGATAGAGGTCCCAGTGGCGATACCCGTTAAAGATTCGACGGAATATCATCAGACCTCATCAGTAAACGATACAGCGGTCGAGAAGACTGTCTATGTAGAGAAACCCTTGTCTTGGTGGCAAAAGTTCAGAATTTGGGCGTTTTTCCCGCTTCTATTGGCCGTCCTTTATCTTGGCAGAAAGTATATCTGGAAATTCATCGAACTAATCCTTAAACTCATATAATCATGGCAAAGAAAATCGTTCCGAAGTCCGGCTCCGCACCGAAGAAGGTTGTGAGCGGAGGATACAGACCGAAAGTCAGCATCCATCTCAAACCCCAAAAAAAGAAATAATGGTCGCCGACGAGAAAGAAAAAGTACGACAGCTGCTTCTCAGGCTTAGGCGTGTCACCATTGCGGTAGAGGCGATCCCGTTCATATATGGGTTCGCCTATATCGTTGCGTTGATATGCTATCTATCGGGGAACGACAGCCTGCAGTTCGTCATGGACGAGCTGTTCTACGTCTCTCCGCTTTTCGTGCTCTGCCTCCTCTGGCTCTCGTGCTTGCTGAAACTATGCAGGTGGCATAAAATCGCCTGCTGCGTTCCTCTCCTCATCCAGGTGGATGTCTTTGCAGGTTTTTTCCTCTGCGACTTCAGTAACGCCCAGAAGTGCGTGCATATCCTCATCACGCTTTTTATTCTTGTAACTCTTTTGTTTTCTTGTTATAAAATTTTCTTCCCGAAATGGAGCCGGCAAAGCTGTTATCTGAAATCTTAGCGTTCTACAAATACAAGGTAGACAACAACCTCTGTTCCGTAGAGGAGATAAACAGCGTGCTTAAGGCCCTCGAGGAAAATATGGAAATATACGGAACCATCGAGGATTTCTCAAAGTTCTACAACACTCCGGAGAGCAATATCCGCTCCATGATCTGCCGCAAACTGCTTGCCAAACCAAAGAGGGTCCTCCTGTATCCTTTCCACAAATTCGTGGACATCGTGCCTGAGAAATGGCGCAAAAAATAATTCCTATCTATCATACTGTCAGTCCGTTAGCTATATTTTGCAGCTAGTTTATCATTGTCAGGGTCGGTCGTTATCTTTGTAAGAGAATAAGACCGGTCTCAAAATAATGTTGAACTTTTAAATACAATAAAAATATGGCAGAATCGGACAAAACGATTATTCTTCCAGACAACCAGCACCCGGGGTATGCATATCCGATGGGTGGACTGGGTGCCGGCTTCGGCTCTTTCAACTCTATCGCGGACCTCTTCGGTCTTGCTATCATAGCCAGCATGTTCGGCTGGGGCGGTAACTGGGGCGGCGGTTTCGGCGGCTTCGGCGGTAACGGCGCAGGGTTCCTCTCCAATCAGCTCAATAACGACAGCGGAAGGGAGCTCATCATGAATGCCGTTACATCCCAGGGAGAAGCTTCCCGTACGGCAATCCAGAGTCTCGCGACAATGCTCGGACAGGACTTCAATCTCGTGAACGGAGCTGTCCAGAACGTGCAGAACGCCCTCGCTACCATAGCTGCGAACCAGGGTATGAACACCCTCCAGGTGGTCAACGCCATCCAGAACGGCAACTGTCAGCTCGCAAGCCAGTTCCAGGAGTGCTGCTGCGCTCAGAAGCTCCTCACCGTCGAGCAGGGATACCAGTCTCAGCTCAGGACCGTGGAGCAGACAAACACCCTCAACGGCTCCATCGCCGACCTCAAGGCGACGGTTATCGACAAGTTCTGCGACCTCGAGAAGCGAGAGATGCAGGCTAAGATAAACTCTCAGGCCGACATCATCGGACAGCTTCGCGGTCGGATCGACAACGCAAATCAGACAAACCAGATCATCGGATACGTGAATAGCGTGATTTCCCCTCTTCAGACCAAGGTCAACGAAATCGCTGCCAAGCAGCTTCCTACCGTACCCGTGGTTTATCCGAACATCCAGGCCGTAAACAATACTCCTTACATGGGAGGTTACTACGGCTATAACGGCAACGGTTTAGTTTTCTAGGGAGGGCAGTACCATGTGGGAGTGCGTTAACAACATAACGACTAATACACGTGGGGTGCCTTACCTCGCCACGACTGGCGTGACCGTAGGTACTGACGCAGTGGATTTCTCCCTGGGCTTCAGGGCTATTCCACGCAGCGGCTATATCACGATCCGCATATCCGAGGCGATTCCTACGGGAACTACCGGGACGCTCCCGGTGCGGTTCACCCTTAACGGGAATACCCGTGCGCTTACGTCGTTCGGCGGTGTAGCTGTGACTGTCGCCGATCTAACAGGAGCGGGTGTCATAACCGTCTTCTATGACTGGTTTAACGGCATACTGCAAGTTGTATCACCTATCGTATAACATAAATTTATAAACAATGCTTTCAGGACTTAGACAAGGAACACCGGTTTTCATTCTTTACAAGAACGAACCGCGATTCGCGGTGGGAAAGGTCGTACAGGTCAGCAATCAGTATCCTCCGCAGTTCAACTTCCAACAGCCACTCAACCCGACGACCATGGGTATGATGGTAGATTTATCCATCGAGGTGGATGGGAAAACGGAAACGTATTCAAGGATTCCGATAAATTCGTCCATCGCTGAATTCCCGGACAAGGGAGTCATTATCAGCGAGACGAGGGACGGGATTGTCAACGAAGTCAACGTTATCCGCAATGCCAGTCAGACTGCTATAGAGCAAGTGGATGTCCATAAGAGGATAATTTCGGCATGCGACCAGCTTTTGCTGGACTTGAACCCGCAGCTGAAGCACGACCAGGAGCAGGCAGGCAAGATTGCCCGGCTGGAAGAGCAGATTGCTGGAATGAGCGAGCAGATCGCCGCGATGACAGGGCTCCTGTCTAAGTCCTTGGGTAAGAAAAAAGAATCTGAATAAATATGGGTTATAGAATTATCAGCATGAGGGGAGGACGCTATGGACGCAAATCCTCCAACACTGACGAGTTTTACGAGGCTATGGACATGGCCAAGGAAGGCTTGGAGAAAGTGTGCGAACTCGCCGAAGAAATGCGCGAGCAGTACGGCGACAGACATGGCGATTATGGCAGACGCGAGAACTGGGACGAGATGGAAGACTATGGAGAGCGTCGCCGTAGGGACTCGAGAGGTCGTTATATGTAATTTTCGGGGGCGGGACCACTCGCCCCTAAGTTTATTAGAAATAAGATGAACAGGCTAGACTATTATGAGATATTGCCTTCCGGAATGGAAGCCTACCTGAGCCTCTATTCGTGGCACTTCTCTAAGAAGATGTGCGAGTTCGCCATCTCTAAGATGAAGGACAGAAACGACGAAAAGGTCAAGATGAAGACCAAGGAACAGGTCGACGCGATCCTGAAGGCAAACAACATAGAGCTGAAAAACGACTATGGCTATGATGCCGTATTCGTCTATCACATGGGGCTGTCCGACTATTCGGGAAGCTCCGTACCTGACGAGGCTCATCTCGCCAGATATGTAAAAGACGTCCTGGATGACAAGGACGGCTATGAGGGCGTAGCCCTGACCAGGTTTCTTGCGGACTGTAACGGAAAGGGCGTGCCGATAATTTGGACAGATGTTATTTAGAGAGATTCATATAAGGCGCTGGAACGTCATGTTCTTTTTCTCCTTCGACACGTTCGATGAGGAGCGTATCTTGGATGCCCTTGTCTGGGCAGACGCGCCCGGTTCTATCATTTCAAAAGTGTCAGAGAATATTCGCGCCGAGCATCTCAACGAAGGGTTCTGTTATAGCAACCCTCTGGAACGGAAGTCCGTATTAGGGATAGGCAAGACCACCAACGGCCCGGAATACATGGATACCACCGTCCATGAAATCGTGCACGTGGCTCAGCATATCGCCCAGACGGACGGGATAGACCCCCTCAGTGAGGATTTTGCATATCTGTGCGGCGATCTATCCGAAACCGTTTCCGATATAATCTGTAAGCTTTCATGCCCACGCTGCGGAGCTCATTGAGGCAAGTTTCAAGCTTCGCAAAAATCCCCTCGGTTTGCGGTGCCGGGGGGATTTCCTTTTATTTTCCGGATATACCATAAATATCGCTTCAGGTATATATCCGCCATGAGATTATGGGCCTCGCGGGCATATATCAGCCTGGACCGTTCGGCGAGACTTAACTCAGAACGAACAAGCATGCTGAGTGATTCCGTTCGTCGGAAATAATAGCTGTCGCTAGATATCATCTTGCGAAGCATCGTGATTTTGAACTTTTTCATTTCAAAGATTTTTTACAAGTCCTTGCACCTTTCTGCCCCCTTCAACTCTTCCTCGGCAATCTTTGTCATTCTCTCGACCTCCCATCTGGAGACTGCTACAGCGATTCGAGACAATTTCGCGAAGGATACTTCAGGATAGCGTTTACTGAGTTCAGCTATTAATGCAGCAAGCTGCTCGTCATGGTCATCTTTGCGGTTCTCGATCGTTTCACCGACATTTCTAACAATGAACCGCTTTCGAATCCTCAGGCTAAATATCAAGCCCACGAAGCAAAAAATTCCCAAACAGACTAATACAATTATATCAGCAATACCCATAATCATTTTATTTTATTAGTTCAAACTCGTACACGAATACATACGGATTGCTCTCCCAGGTCCCTTTGCCGGATACCTTGTCAATGAGAGCAGCAAAGGCTTCACGAGGTGTGAAATAATGTGTTCTACTGTTTTCGAAACGGTAATATGAAACTGCATGTCCATTCTGAAAACTTACATCAATTCCTTCCCTAAAGCAGTCCTCCTCGCTGATATCCTGGAGCCTTTCGATGTGGATATTCGTGATACGGATCTGGTGAGGCATAAGGTCTGCACGGACAAACATCTTGTTGTCCCAACCTCCGCTCTGCATAAGGTGTGAGTACGGATGGCTTGCCTCGCAAATAGTCCCATCGTTAAGCGCAACATCTTCGTATGTTTCTGGGTTATATCGAGGAATATCCCGATAGGCTTGCGCCACGGCCACAACCTCGCCGGGCTGATAACGCGGAAAAATATCGAGATAGTCTGTAGCGAATGGAAGTTTAAGAACGAGCGATATCATCGCCCTCCCTTTTTCGTCCATACCCCACTCAGTAAGATCGCATTCGGACATGCCTTTCAATTCTGGGACAATCCTTCTCGTCATCGTCTTGCGACCTTCCAGCACGGCTCTTGTAAGACCGTACTTGTCATTAAACATTATCTTTTTCATTTCTTTGTTCTGATTAATTCAAATGCACTAACCCCCTGCTTCTCCCAGTATTTCCGAATAGCTTCCCATATCGCATCCTCTTCCATTTCAGCGGTATAAAATACGTTTCCCGTATCGACGCACCTGTATTGTCGTTGGCGAATGGATACTTCCGTGCCTCGATAAGTCACGTTCTGCGTCACCCATTCTTCGACCACTGGTCCTCCCGAGAACGGAGACTTGAATCCTGGCACAACTTTCTCCAGCTTCACTGTCATATCGTCATTCAGGGAAAGCCAGAGGTCCACTTCCTTCCCATTATGGACGATAGGAATGTCAGCGGTATTCAGCTGAGAACCTATCGCCGCCATCCGTTTAGATAATTCGTTAAGAGTCATATTATAGTTTCTTGAGTTGATCATAGAGCTGGTAGAGGACATTGCCATCTTCTCTGTCGATCTCCTTTTCTCTCGCAGCTTCAAGCAGGGCATCAAGTTGCTCCTTGGTCGGCTTCCAGTCGTCCAATGGTTTCGATGGTTTCGGACAGCTAAGAAGGGATTTGAGCCAGGCAATCTCTCTGTCATACGAAGTATCTCCGTCCGTTTCCTTGTAAGCGTACCGATTCTCCTTTGCTTCTTCAATAGAGGAAATACAGCAATTAAGTATATCTGCATCTTCCTCGCTCCACTCTGCGTGTCTTTTCAGATAAGTCAGCAGGGAGGCGCAGAAGTTATACCAGTCGATGTCACGGT